GCCGAAGAATATGCTGCCTGACGGTAGCCAAGTTGGGGGCCGTGAAGGAAATATGATTTCAGCACGCCCCAATGGTGTTTGACTTTTTGTGAATTTGTTGTATAGAATCCACACATGAAGATTTTTGTAGGCCAAAAGCCTGACCGACAGCACATGCAAGCGTTAATCCGCTGCAAGCTGCAAGAAAACGAAGCGCTACTGGCGCTGTTCCGAGCCAAGCTAGATGAGACCAAGGTCTCGTTGATGCAGGCAGAAGAACCGCACCGACTGTACCGCCTCCAAGGTCAGGCTCAGGTCTTATCAGATTTCCTCGAAGCGGTTGAAAAATCGTCAGAGGTTTTCGAGCGGATCAAATGATCCGATTTTTGTAGTCCCGAGCAAACCATTATGTGAACGGCAGACCGCAGTAGGAGCCTGAAACAGAGTTGGAGCCCAAGGAGAATTGAATGGCATTGCCAAAACAAGTAGAAGCTCAGTTACGTGAACTGGAAGCACTGGAAAAGCAGCTGACCGACGCGCAGAACCCTGCCCCCGCAGACCCTGCGCCAACTTTAGCAGAGCCTCCCCAAGACCCACAGCCCGCGCCCGCAGAGCCAAAACCTGTTGAGCCAACGCCGACACCGACCGAGCCAGTAGTCGCGGAAGAGACATGGCAGCAGAAGTACAAAACCCTCAAGGGCATGTATGACGCTGAAGTGCCTCGCTTGCATGCAGACTTGCGTGAGCTCAAGGCCCAAGTGGATAGCCTCCGCAAAGCCTCTGAGACCAAGCCAGTTGAGCCTGCTAAGCCTAAAGCTGCGGAGAAGTTGGTGACTGATGCTGATGTTGAAGCATTTGGTTCGGACTTGATTGAAGTCCAGCGCAAAGTTGCCCGCGAAGTGGCAGCAGAGTTTCGTGGTGAGCTAGACGCCATGCGTGCCGAGAACGATAAGCTGCGCGAGCAGTTGACCAGTACCGGTACACAAGTGTCCGAAGCCAGTTTTGAGCAGCGCCTGTACCGTATGGTGCCGGACTTTGAAGCGGTCAATGCTGATCCCAAGTGGATTGCTTGGCTGAACGAAGTTGACCCGCTGCTCCGAGCCCCACGTTCATCTGTTGCACAACAAGCGTTCAACCGAGGCGACGCTGAAGGAGTAGCACACTACGTGGCGTTGTTCAAACAGAACAGCAAACCTGTAGAGCCCGCTGCCGACAGAACCGAAGAGCTTGAGCGTCAACTTCAGCCGAATCGTGGTGCCACGAGCGCCCCACCTACCTCTCAAAAAGGTAAGGTCTACACCAACGCGGACATCGAAAAAATGTTCCGTAAGGCAGCAGACTTGGGGACCAAAGGGCAAACCGATGCGGCAAAGAAACTTGAAGCTGAAATTGATGCTGCGTTCATGGAAGGTCGCGTAACCGCGTGACCAGTGACACAGTGTTGAAACCCAACCTGTAATTTTTAGGAGGCCATCATGGCTGCTGTATATCCCGTCCAATCGCCGTTTAACACGAACCCCTCGTACTCCGGCGCTTTCATCCCCACCCTGTGGTCCGGCAAATTGCTGGCCAAGTTCTACCAGAACACCATGTTGTCTGAAGTCGCTAACACCGACTACGAAGGCGAGTTGAAGAACCAAGGCGATACCATCCGTATCCGTTTGGCTCCTTCGATCAGCATCTCTGACTACACTGTTGGCCAGAACCTGTCGTACGAAGTCCCCACTCCTATCTTCCAAGATATGCAAGTGACCAAGGGCAAGTACTTTGGCGTGCAAGTCAATGATGTGTTGGCTTATCAGTCCGACATGAATTTGATGAACATGTTCACCGAAGATGCCGCCAAGCAGTTGAAGATTTCGATTGAAAACGAAGTGTTCTTCAACTGCATGGTCACTGAAGGCCCTGCCGCTGCCAACGAAGGCGCTACTGCTGGTGCTATTTCTGCTGCCTACAACTTGGGCACAGACGTAACTCCTATCGACCAAGCCACTCCTGAGAACGTGCTCAAGGGTATCCTGCGCATGTCTACAGTGCTGGACGAGCAGAACGTGCCTGAAGATGGCCGTTGGTTGATTATCAGCCCCTTCGATCGTCATCTGTTGATGCAATCTAACATCGCTCAAGCCTACTTCACTGGCGACGCTCAGTCGACCATCCGTAGCGGCAAGATTGGTATGCTGGACCGCTTCACTGTGTACGTTTCCAACTTGCTGCCTCGCGGCGAAGCTGGTAAGGCACTGGTTGCTGGTTTGAGCGCTACCTCCACTGGTGGTGCTGTGGCTAGCGCTAAAGCCCGTCGTTTGATGGTCGCTGGTACTAAGGCAGCAATGTCTTTCGCCATGACCGTGAACAAGACTGAGCCTCTGCGTAACCAGACTGACTTTGGCGATATCGTCCGTGGTTTGGCTGTGTACGGTCGCAAGACTGTCAAGCCAGAAGCCTTGGTGACTGCCCTTGTCGGCTCCGCCAGCTGATGAACTGGGGGCTTCGGCCCCCGTTTTTCTTTTTCCCTTTTGGAGATCAATATGTCTACTCAATTTTCTCGCAGCATCGGCGGTTACGCTACGGCTACCGCTGGTACAACTCAGACTCAGGCTGGCGCTACCGCGCTGACTGGTGCTGTTAATTTTGTCACGACCGGCACTGCCGCTGATGGCGTTGTGTTGCCTGCTGAGCGTCCTGTCGGCGATGTGGTCTACATCGTTAACAGCTCTGCTGCTTCACTAAACGTGTACCCAGCAACTGGCGGCAAAATCAACAACGGTTCTGCCAACGCAGCCAAAGCCTTGGCCGCTAACATGTCTGGTGCTTACATCAGCTTGGGCAGTGAAAACTGGGGCGCTGTTCTCAGCGCCTAATCAGTGGCACAATAAAGGGGCTCTTCGGGGCCCCTTTTTACATTTTGGAGTTAAGAATGAACGCACTTGAGCTTATGTCCCGCCTTGGCGGCGAAACCCTGAACAATAAGATTCGCGCCAGCATCGACGGCAAAATTGTTATTTTGGCCCGTATGATTGGCACCGAATGGGAATACACCCCCGAAGGCCAAGAGTTGGCTAACGCACACTCCAACGCCGCTGCGGATGAAGCCAAGGCTCCCCGTACCCGCAAGCCAAAAGATATACCAGCTGAGCCCGTTGCGGTAGAATTGGCCGATGTAGAGCCTGAACTGTGAGGTAGACCATGGCCACCGTGAAAGTTGTTGACCTGATATCTCGGGCACGAACACTTCTCCAAGACACCACGTCTGTGCGGTGGGCATTGTCTGAACTGCAGCTGTGGCTGAACGACAGCTACCGCGAAACGCTGAATGCTCGCCCAGACTCGAACACGCTAACGGGCACATTTACCTGCGCGGCTGGCCCGCGTCAAGTGCTTACCACGGGCTTTGCCAACGCAACCCGCCTTATAGCTGTTGTCCGCAACATGGCCGCTACATCGAATAAATACGCCGTGCATCTGATTGATCGCCGTGTTTTGGACGGCCAGCGCCGTGGCTGGTACACAGAAACATCTAGCGTTAGCGTCGAGCAGTATATGTTTGACGCCCGCCAGCCCAAAGAGTTCATGGTGTACCCACCGGCTACCACGCTGGCTCAGCTTGAAGTGCTCTACGCGCAAGTGCCTACACCCCACACTCTGACGGACGAGCAGTTGGCCAACTCTGCTACGGCTGAGGTAATCCGCATTGACGATACCTTTGCCAACGCCATGCTTGACTACATGCTGTACAGGGCGTACACCAAGGACTCAGAGCAGCAGGGCAACGCTGCTCGCGCTGTAGCCCACTTCCAAGCCTTCCAGAGCTCTCTGGGCGTGTCTGCACAGGTTAACGCTGCGTCGCAGCCGGGGGTTGCATAATGGCCAAACTTTGGACTGCGTTCCACCCGCTGATTACGCCGCATCTGTCTGGTTGCCCAGTGGCATCAATCAATCTATATCTGGCCTCTACCGCAGCTGATTTCTTCGCCCGCACGTACTTGTGGCGAGAGCAGATTGGTGCTGTGTACATCGCTCCAAACCAAGTTGACTACGACCTTGACCCAGATACTGGTCTTGTAGAAGACGTCATTTCTGTGGTGTATGGCGAGCACACGCTCACACGTACCGACCTGCGCCTCATAGGTACTGAAAAGCTGTCCGAGACCGGCGAACCACGCGAGTTCTGGGTTCAGGCCGACAACAGCATCCGTATTTTCCCAACGCCAGAGGAGCGCACCACACTCAAGGTGTACGCTGTGCTCAAGCCCAACCGGTCTGGTACTGGCGTCGAGGACTGGATTTATGAGACGTTTGCTGACACCATCGTCAGCGGCACGATTGCTCAGCTAGCCATGATTCCCGGCAAGGAATGGTCCGACGTTGCGGCGGCTGGCATGCACAAGGGTCTGTATGAACGGGCTATTACCAACGCCCGCGTTCGTGATTTTCGTGGCGTTAATCTAATGGTGCGCCAACGTCCGGCAGCTTGAGGAAGAATCATGACTGAAAAAATCAAACTGGTCCAAGGCGACACACGCCCACAACTGCAATGCACGTTGACGGATGAAATCACTGGCGCAGTGATCGACATCACGGGCGCTACTTGCGTCATGAAGTTCCGCGCCGCTGGCGTGACCACGCTTCTGGATACGCTCTCAGGCACAGTGACAAACGGCGCTGGCGGCATCGTGGTGTTTCAGTGGAATTCGACTACGCTAGCAGTCCCTGCGGGTGACTACGAAGGCGAGATCGAAGTGACTTTCCCCTCTGGCGGCGGTATCCAGACTGTGTATGACCTGCTGAAGTTCAAGCTGCGCGAGGACTTCTGATGAAAGCCGTAACCAGTTACATAAAACTGCAAGTTGACGCGGCGTATAAAAAGCTACAAGCGCTGGCTAGCTACCAGCTTTTGTCGACTGAGTTTCAGTACGTGCTCCTCAAAGCAGTTGCGGTTACTGGTAAGTTCGTAGAGTTTATAAACGTCGACGACACGCTTACAGAGGTCGATGCTACTACGCTAGCTGTTACCAAACAGCTTAGCGACATGACTGCTATGGCTGAGCAAATTAGTCTTGGCGTCAACAAATCTTTTCAAGATATACACACGCTAGCTGACCTCTTCAGTGCTGTTGTAGCGTTTGACAGAGCCTTTACTGACGCAGTCAGTTTCAGCGATGCGGCTACCCGTAGCGTCAGCAAAGTCCTGATCGACAGTGTGGCGGAGACCGATGCTGCGTCTCTTGCTGTTACAAAGCTGCTTGCTGATGTACTGGCAATGTCTGACTCGGTAGTTGGAATTAACTTTTCAGACACCGCAGATGATGCACTGGCCATTGATGACCTTGGCATAGACGACGACCCCGCTTGGGAACTCGGCAAAGTTTTAGCAGACACAACATCGACAAGCGACTCCGGCTTGTTGATAATGCAAGACTACTGCGACATCACTTATTTTGCAGAAGACTACGTGGGGTTCTCCCGCTCATTTTAAGGAAAAACCATGAACTTGAACGAACTTTTCAAATTGACCGGCAAGGTCCACGTCACTCTTACAAACGAGCGCGGCGAGGTGATTGAGCAGCGTGCTACCAATCTGGTAGTAACAACTGGCAAGAACTTCACAGCTTCCCGCATGGTCGGTACGACTTCTGGCGTGATGAGCCACATGGCTATCGGCGCTGGCACTACAGCTGCCGCTGCGGGTGATACTGCTTTGGGTAGCGAGCTAGGCCGAGTAGCGCTTACTGCAAGCACTTCTACAAACAATGTTGTGACCTACACTGCTACGTTTGGCGTTGGTGTTGGTACGGGTGCCGTCACTGAAGCCGGTATCTTGAACGCTTCTTCTGCCGGGACAATGCTTTGCCGAGTTGTTTTTGATGTAGTGAACAAAGGCGCAAACGATACAATGGCTATTACGTGGACAGTCACAGTCGGTTGATGTGTTTTCGGCGTGGTAAGCGCAAGGAGTTTATTGTATGAGCACTATTGTTACCCGCGCCGGTAAGGGTTCGCCGTTGACCAACACTGAGGTTGACGCTAACTTTACCAACCTTAACACGGATAAAATTCAGGTTATAGGCACGCCTACACCGGGTCAAGCTGTAACGTGGAACGGCACTGCGTGGGTTCCATCGACAATCACTGCCAGTAATGGTGCTGGTAATTCATACGCTTGGTTTCTCGTTTAAGAGGTAAATATGTCAACACTAGTTCTTGATGCAACCACAAAGACCATTCAGGTGGCTATGTCTGGTGCGGCTGCAACCGCAAACCCAGATTTCACAGCAGCTTTTGCT